GCATAACAGTTGCTCACTCTGGTTCTGCTGCTGGTGATGTAGATACTGCTGAACCTACTGCTGCTAACAGAGTAGAAGAAGATGGAACTATCGAAATGATTACTGATGGTGGTTCAACTGGAACTAAAAAATTACTTGTAACATTTGTTATAAGAAGATAATAAACTTCAGGGGGGATCTTGCCTAGCGGTACTTCCCCCCTCCAAAAAAGGAGATAAATATGAGTTTTAATTATGGATTAAGACCTACAACAGTTCAAATGGTTGCTTTGAGTGGTGGTTCATCAACTCAATCGGCAGCTTTTGGTTCACAATCAGAATATGTAAGAATTTGCTCTAATGCAGCAGTTCATATTTTGTTTGGTGCGAACCCAACTGCAACTACTAGCAGTATTTTTATACCTGCAAACGAACCAGAAATTTTTAAAATTTCACCAGGTGAAAAAGTTGCTATTATAGGTACTAGCGGTGATGATATTTCTATTGTTGAAATGAGTGCTTAGTGGCTAAGAAAAAACCTTTATTTGGTGTAAATACTTATGTTAAGGAAACACCAAAAAAAAGACCTGGTAGGCATAGTAAAAAACCAAATAAAAAATTTTCTAAAAAAAAATATAGAGGTCAAGGTAAATGAAAAAAGATATAACTTATAATGGTTTGCAAAAAACAACATTTATCAAAGATGATTTAGATGGTAAAATTGCAATCAAAGAAGAAGTAAATATAGATTCACATTTAAAACATAATAAAAAATTATTTACTTTGAACAATGGATATTCTAAATCAAAAGATTTAAAAAGAGTTGCATCTATACCAACTATTGCTTTATCTGTTTGGGCTAATGAGTATAATGGAAGTAGTAATTGGTTTGCACTTCCACATCAAGTACAAAAACAAATACTTAAAAAAAAATTAAATTCTAACGAATTTAGATATTTTAGAACAGCAGAAGGAAGATTATAATGGCATTAGACACATATTCATCTTTAAAAACATCAATAGCAAATTGGTTGAATAGATCAGATTTAACTAGTGAAATATCAGGTGATTTTATTGTGCTTGCAGAAAAAGATTTCAATTCTAAATTAAGAATAAGAAAAATGATTGCAACAGATAGCTCTTTTACTATTAATGCAGAAACTAAAGCATTACCTAGTGGTTTTTTACAGGTGAGAGATTTTTATATTTTAAATGGTGGTGTTAAATATTCTTTAAAATATATAACTCCTGCACAAATGGATCAAATTAAAGGTGGTTCTACTACAGGACAACCATCTACATTTACAATTTTAGGTGATAATTTTAGATTTGCACCATCTCCTTCAGATTCATACACAGGTGTTTTAAATTATTATAAAGAGTTTGATCCTTTGTCAGACTCAAATACAACTAACTATATTTTAACAAATCATCCTGCAATATATTTATATGGATCTTTATACCATGCTGCTAATTTTCTTGGAGGTATTGATCCTCAAAGATTGCAACAATGGCAAAGAATGTATGAAACAGCGATGGAAAGACTAGATAGAAACGATAGAGAAGATCAATATGGTAATGCTCCCATGCAACAAAGAACAGATGTTACAGTGGCAGGTGCTTTTCATGATAACTATGTAGCAGTTACAAATAATAATCAATAAAGGAGATTTATGATTGATAAAAGAGAAAAAAAACTATTGCAAAAACACTCCAAACATCATAGCAAAAAACACATGAAAGAAATGATTAAGGATATGAAAGCTGGTTTATCTTTTACAAAAGCACATAAAAAAGCTATGAAAAAAGTAGGTAATTAAAATGCAAATACCTTTTGGAGAATGGCTACCAGATCAACCTGACTATTTAAATCCAGGTGCTACAACAGCTAATAATGTATATTATGCACAAAATTCTTACAAAAGATTTCCTTCTTTAGTTAATTATTCATCAAACAACATTGGTGCAGATAGTAGAGGAGCTGGTTCTTTTAGAGATAATTCAGGAAATGTTTTTAACTTTGTTGCAAAAAACACAGACATATATCAATTATCATCAGGAACATTTACTTCAAGAAAAGGTAGTTTGACAGGTGGAGATACAGATTATTTTACATTTACACAATTCGGAAATCACATAGTAGCAAGTAATGGTGTTGATGCTCCACAATATTATTTAATGGGTACTTCAACTAATTTTGCAAATTTATCATCTATAGCCACATCAGGTAGTGTTCCTACATTTAGAGTGTCAGGAGTTATTAGGGATTTTTTAGTTACAGGTAATCAACCTACAAATCAAAATAGAATACAATGGTCAGGTATAAATGATATAGGAACTTGGCAATCAGGAACTAAACAAGCAGATCAACAAGACTTACCAGGTTCAGGTGGAGAGATTGTTGCTATAACATCTGGTGAATATGGGTATGTATTTAGACAAAATCAAATAGTTCGTATGGATTATGTGGGTGGTGCAACAGTATTTAGATTATCAGTTATATCTCCTAACAGAGGAGCTGTCTATGGTAGAACAGTTTGCCAAGACAACAGGAGGGTTTTCTTTTATGCAGATGATGGTTTTTTTGAATTAAATGGAGATCAAGTAATATCTATTGGAGCAGAAAAAGTTAATAGATTTTTTGATATAGATTTAAATAAAGCATTTACAGATAGAATTTGTGCAGCAGTAGATCCATTTAATCAGTTAGCTTTGTGGCTATATCCTTCAGCTTCTAACACTGCTAACACAACTGGTATTTGTGATAAAGTTATTATTTACAATTATGCAACCCAAAAATGGTCAACAGCAGACGCTAGTGCTAGTACAATATTTACTCAATTTGTTGGAGCATATACTGTAGAATTAATGGATATTATTTCTGAAAATTTAGATGATATTAATATTGCTTTAGATACTGACTTTTGGAATGGAGGGCAAATGTATTTAGGCGCATTAGATAGTAATTATAAGGCAGCTATATTTTCAGGGACTCAAAACGAAGGAACTATAGAAACAAGAGAATTAGAGTTGTTTCCAGGACACAGAAGTAGTATAATTAATGTTAGACCGATTGTTGATGCTACATCTACTGTAACTGTAAAAAGTAAAGAAAGATTAGCAGATACTGCAACAGAATCATCAACCGCTAGTATGAATACAAGTGGTGATAATCCTGTAAGACAATCAGGAAGATATTTTAGAATAAAAGTAACAACACCTATAGGATCTGTTTGGACTCATGCTCAAGGTGTTGATATTAACGCTACAAGAATTGGTTTGAGATGACAGACAAAAATGATATAGATAATGTTAGATACAGTTTTGAATCTCAAGAGTTCTTTCAAAGACAAATTGAAGAAGCCATAAATGCTTTGATAAATGAAAAAAATAAAGAAAACAATAAAGTTTTCGCATGGTTTATAGGATAATAAATGACAACAAATATAAAAGATTATTCGACTACTCAAGCAAGTAATACATCTCTAAATTCAATATCTGTTGCTGAAGGTATGTTACCTTCAAACCTTAACAATGCTATTAGAGCATTGATGAAAAATACAAGGGATTGGTTCAACGATGCACAGTGGATTGAATATGGAGATGGAGATGCTTCATACACAGCAACTTATGCTTCAGGGACATCATTTACTATAGCAGGTGTAAATGTAACTTCAATTTATCATGCAGGAAGAAGAATTAAATTAACAGCATCAACTCCTGGTACTATATTTGGTACAATAAGTTCTTCATCTTTTTCTACAAATACAACTGTTAATGTAACTTGGGATAGCGGATCTCTTTCTAACGAAGCTATATCAAATGTTTATATTGGTGCATTATCAAAAACAAATAATTCTATTCCAACAGGAATTTCTGCAACTAAAATTGCAGATGGAACTATATCAGATACAGAATTTCAATATCTTAATGGTGTATCATCAAATTTACAGACTCAATTAGATGCTAAACAAGCAACTATAACAGGATCTGCAACTACTATTGATACAGAATCTTTAACTGCAAGTAGAGCAGTTATATCAAATAGTTCACA